ACATCAAATTCGCTGGCAAATGCCTCAGTTGGCAATTCGCTGGGCGTGGCCCACTTCATAGTATTGTCGCCAGCACTGTAATAAGGAACACCCTTAATGTCAGTTGGATCCATCAGGGCCATGCGCAAATCTACCACAGTAGAATTGGGCCATTCTGCGGCAACCTGGTTAACCATATCACTCTTACCTACACCTGGAGGACCCCAGACAAAGACAGGGCGGCGTTTTGCAACGGCACGGCGCAGAATGGGCTTGCATTCGCTAATTTTAACGGTACGTGTTTCGACAGTAGATGCCATTATAAACTCCAGGTATAAATTTGTTTAAGCTTTGATTATAACAGGGCTAGCAGACTCTGTCAACTACTAGCCCGTTGTATTTAGGCAACAGCAGTTTCAGTGACTGCTGGCATCACTTGAGCGATAAACTCAGATGCATCAATGTCAGACTTTGACATTGGAACAGGCAACTCGACGAATTTAACATCGGTGCAACCTGCGCGAACCAGAGTCCGTGTACGGCGTTTGTCGTTGGTGTAACGAACTGCACCTTTGCCCTTTTTGTCAGTGGCATAACCAACATGGGTAAAAGTCTCACCAGCGATAACTGATTCAACTGCGGCTTCAACTACAGCTTCTGCAACTGGAGCAACTGCGACAAGCGACATTGCCTGCAAAGCGGCACGTTCAGCAATGGCAGACTTAGAACGCGAAGGACGAACATATTGATTGGACATAAAAATACTCCTGTGTGTGTGTTTAAAAACATTGCAGAACCGTTCCGCAATATGATTATTATACTATAGATCCAGATCCTTGTCAACCTGTTTTTGAGTCTTTGCGTGTCGTTTATATGCAACACGACTCTGCTCAACTCGTCCTTTAAAGGGAGTATTTGCAGAGTACAGTTCCACACAACGGCGCTTTTGACGCTCAATTTTAACAGTGATGGTAGTCCGTTTCATAGTGTTACTATTATATGTGCAATTGGCTCAGAAGTCAACCGTTTTTAGGGGTTTTTTTGACTCTTTTTACAAAAAAGTTGTTGTATTTTTGCAACAATTAGCGGTTTGCCAAGTCTCTTGCGTGTCTTAGTACTTGACTCATGCGTCCAAAGTTTATACTGGCCAATTCTAGCAGTACATCAACTGGCGTTGTTGCAATGCTGGCCATGCCAAATGCAATTTCTCCCATGTCTGCAAAGTATTTGGCATTGGGCCATTTAGCATGTTTGAGTTGCCAAGCATCAATCAATAAGCATTCTTCGCCTACACTGCGTAGGTCAATGCGTTTAGTTAATCCGGGTTTGTTTTGTGCAGTGAGTAGTTTGATGGCAATTGGTTCGTCCCATATATCAGTGCGTTCAAACGTCCGTGCTATAGTATGGACTAGAAATGCTTCAACGTCGGGTTGCAAATATGTTTTGCTAACGCCCTGCGCCTCAGACACCAATTCCCAACCTGCTTGAACATACGGTTGCCAATTCTGCATAGAAATATTTACCATAAGTACGTCAATGCAGAACATATTAAAAAACACTCTTGCTGGTGTAACAACTAGCCTTGCTATGGTACCTGAGGTAGTTGCCTTTGCATTGTTAGCACATGTTAACCCGTTGGTTGGTTTATATGCGGCTTTCATACTAGGATTGGTAACTGCCTTGTTTGGCGGCAGACCCGGACTCATCAGTGGCGGTGCAGGAAGTCTTGCAGTTGTATCAGTTGCCTTAGTAGTAACACACGGAGTTCAATACCTATTTGCTTGTATTATTCTTATGGGTCTGATTCAGATTGCATTTGGTGCATTTAAACTTGGAAAGCTGATTAAGCTTGTTAGTCCTGCTGTTATGACAGGCTTTGTAAATGGACTTGCACTTGTAATCTTTACAGCACAGTTCCATCAGATTCCTGAATCAGGCATGCCACTGTACACAATGCTTGGACTGATAGGTTTAACTATCATTGGAGTAGTTGCCGCACCAATGCTTACCCGACATATTCCCGGGAGTTTATTTGGTATTGCGTTGACCACTGGTGTTGTATTGTTGTTTGGATTGGACACACGCTTGGTTAAAGATGTTGCTGAAGTATCTGGTGTGATGCCAACCTTTGCTTGGCCCGATGTACCAATGACATTAGACACACTAAAAATCATTGCACCTTACAGTTTTGTGTTAGCTGGCATTGGACTAATCGAAACATTACTAACTGCAAACTTAGTTGATAAGACTATCGGAGGCATTAACCAACCTAACAAAGAAAGCATGGCCCAAGGCGCAGGCAATATACTAACTGGCTTGTTTGGCGGTATGGGCGGGTGTGCTATGATTGGACAAACTGTTATTAACTTGGAAGCAGGTGGCCATCATCGTTTAGCAGGCGTAGTTGAAGCCTTGTGCATATTGGCCTACATTTTATTTGCCAGTGTTGTTATTGAAAGTATTCCACTTGCAGCACTAATTGGAGTTATGTGTGTTGTATGTTACCACACGTTTGACTGGAAGAGTTTACAGTTAAAACAGGCTGATGCTGGAGTCATGTTAATAGTTACCGCAAGTACTTTTGCGTTTAACTTAGCGTATGCGGTGTTTATTGGAATTGGGATTACTGCGTTGATGCATTATTGGAACGAAGTTAAAAAAGCTTAACCTTTTCCCTGCGCTCGCCTACTCAATCCGTCTAGCCAAAGAATAATATCATCGTTCACTAAACGTATTTCCATTGCATCCTGTTCACCAAATATACGAATGTAGCCAGCGCCGTGATAGTAAGGCCAATCCAGGTGCTGTTCAAGTCCTATTAGGTGTCCGGGCTTTGGACTCCATCCTGGCGGACATTGATATGACCAGTGCCTGAAGTGTGGCCGCATTAATTCCCAACCAAAGTTTGTAAGGCGCAGGCCTTTTTGTTTGCCTGGTTGATAGTTTTTAAAAACCGTGTAAGGAGTTACTTTTGTGTTTTCCCAAATATGGGGCAACGGATACTGAGCAAGGTACTCAGATATCTTTGTAGCTAGTTCCTTGCTCATTGATGCGTCTGCCTTGTTTTAGTTCTACTACAGAAAAATCACTTGATTTAAACATCTTATTAAGACGATCAGCAAGATTAAATGCGTGGCCGGGATTAGAAAAACTCACTTTTTTATACTTGGGTCCAGGGTAGCTTACCAAACTATTTAAAGTGCGTAAATTGATAGGCTTATCTTTGTGGAACACTGCATAGATTGCATCGGCTGCAAGCACTTCTTCGCTTTTGTATGTGCGAGGATCGGTATGTGTTAATATGATAGTTGGCTTTGGTCTGGACATGAACTTATTTATCAAAACTGATCCAATAAGTACGTATATTAAATGTAAGTTTTCTCTTTCAAAGTACGTAGTCCACCGCCATACAGCACTACACAGCTGGTTTCCTTGGAAGATTTATTAGTAATTACTATTGTCCAATCTTCAGTTTTATTTGTCCATAAAGTCATAAGGACTTCTTCACTGACAAAACCTGTTGCAATAATCTGTTCATCGTTTCCAACTAATGCATCTCGAACTTCAGAAGTTGGAGCACAAGTAATTTTGCTGTCAACACTGAATACTGCTGCCAGCACTGGCAAGCACACTGACAATATATAAATCGTCAGTGCTATTACTACAATTTTAGTTATAACTGGCCGCCAGCCATTCAGTGTGTTGTTGAGCATTATCTGAAGCCTTCTGTAAATCATACTTACCACAGAACTTCATAAAATGCGGTCCTACAGATGGATTACGAGGCTTTTGCACAGCTTCTGCAATTGTTTGATCTAACACATCTTTAATATGCGCAGGCTGTGCGTTCAAATCAATGATAGCACGATTGCGCTCATAATCATCACGCACCAAGTGTTCGACTCCCTCGTGGTCGGTCCAACGCTGCAACATGAGATTGTTCCACATGAAGCCTTTATTATTGCGGTCTGCAAAGGCTTCCAGTAAGCCTACTTTGTTTTTGGAACCCTTGGTGCGAACACCAGGAAATGCTGAGAAGATGTTATCGCTTGTATCACCACGCATACACTTTTCAAACAGCAACCATTCTGGATCAGGCGCAGGCCTTACTTCTTTGGTTTTCTTATCCTTGATCGGTTTGCCGCGATCATCAAAGTAGCCTTCATGTGTGGTCAGTGTGCCGCTGATGCCATTGAACAATTGAACGTTTGACGCAATCAGTTGTTCAAAATCAGTGTCGCTCGAAACGATCGTATGGCGATCGCCGGGATGCAATTGAATCCATCGTGCAATAAAATCATCTGCTTCAGTCACAGCATTTTTAAGTACAGTTACATTAGTCTTAGTACTAACGTACTCATAAAACTTATCAAAGCTTTCCCAGAACAGCTTTTCTTCTTCTGCTTCTTTGACAGTATGCTTGGCACGGCCCTCGGCACGATTTGCCTTGTANGGCAGATACGCATCNTTNCGCCAGGANCGGCCCTCAAATGCGAATACCACATGCTTGTTGTCCCGAGCTCTCCATTGCTTGAGCACAGATGCAAGAATAATGTGATAGCTCATGGCCACACGTTCTTCGGGATTGTCGGACCGAACTACATGGCGAGCACGGAAGAATAAATTGGCAGCGTCGACTATTAAATAACTCATGTTTGTATTGTAGCAGATGCTACCCTATATGTCAAGACTGATTACGAGTTTTTGTGTTGGTTTCCATTCGTCCAGCATCAGCAATGAAATCACCTGCTGCCTGACCATCCATACTTACATTGCGGCACATGTCCGTGAACCACTGATCCACAATGTCTTCTGGAGTATGGCCCATATATCCATTTTGTTGTAAGAACATTACAAATGCAGGATTCCATTCTA